TACAAATTTTTCTTTGTTTTAATTATAACAACACTTGACAAACCTGTCAAGGACAAGTATACTAACACTGTAAGGGTTCAGAGAAAATATAAGTTACTTCTTGTATAATTTTTCTAGTAAGTCACGAATGTCTTTTGTGTTTCCTAGATATCCTTCGGCGATCGAGGGCGGAACTTGACGTTCTTTCATTTGCCTTCCATGTGCATCTTCGCCGATGATGTATGCATCGTACATGAGTTTGACAGGTTTACTCATTGTTGCCATGGTCATGATATCCTTTTCTCTCAAAATAAAAAACTCTTCATCAGACATTGGAATCCATTTACTAAAACCCATACCTCTTAATATTTTTTGCTCGCCGACGTCCTTAGTAATTGGCAATACGCTAACAGGATCAGACATGAAAATTAAACTCTCTCCACGATCCTCTGTCATAACTGCCTTAGCAAGGATCTCCTCCCCACTAACCAGTTTGAATATACCGTGAAATTCTTCGTCGTGTTTTGCGTAGTTAATCATAAGCTTTTACTTTTACATCTATGATCTCATACTGAAATTTCTCTTCATTATAAATCTTGACTCTCTCCATCAGGTGATTCAACGTGTAGTTATTGCCCCTGTCTGTTGAGATATCATCAGCAATATCATATAAAGTGGCTTTTGATTTATTGTCTCCTTTCCGCAATACTCGTCCAATAGACTGTAAATTACGAATCCGAGATTTAGAAGGAGAAGCGAAAATAACATTATGTAAGTTTTTAATATTGATGCCAGTAGAGAACGTACCATACGATGCAATAATGATTGCATTGTCTGATGCCTCTGTCAGCATGCGAATTTCTTCGCGATCATCGACATCTACACCCCCATGAACAAAGAACACGGGTCTGTCTGTGTAACTATTTATCAATTTGTAAAGAGGTTCACCATGTCGTTCTACATAATTGAAAAGCACAAGGGTATTTCCTTTGAGATCACACGCAAGATTACGGATAAATTTATTCCTTCCTTCGTGTTCAACTAGATAATCAATTTCATCTTGATATCCTTCAAATAGTTTTTCTTCATGTTTTAAAAGAACTACCTTGACTTTTAATTTAGCAATGTGCCCTGCCTTCATCAATTGATTAGTTCTGGTAACTTGAGAACATCTACCAAACAAACCCTCTAATACAAGTTGATTGACATTGGCACCGTCTAGTGTTCCTGTAAAACCAATACGGTATTTACAATCATGCAACTTACCCATCAATGTACTTAGAGATTTTGCTTTGAACTGGTGTGCTTCATCACCAATCACGCAGTCAAATCTATCAAACCATTTCTTTGGTTCTTTATATACTGACTGCCAAGTGGTGATTATCACACTGTGATCTGTATATTTGTCTTGCCCTGCATATATCTTATGGCAATCTTTCTTTGCCATCCAACCATATGTTTCAAAGTCCTTATACATTTGTTCGACAAGAGAGGTAGTGGGGACTACAATTAAAACATTACGACCAACGTTTAAATGAAATCTAACCAATGCATAAATCATCAAAGATTTTCCTGACGCTGTGGGGGACAGCAACAGTCGTCTGTTGTATTTTAGTGCTTCGTAAATTGCCTTATACTGATAATCCCTTACCTGTAGAGTCGGGGGCAGACGCAGTGATTTTACAAACCCTACAACCGACTTGGGAGTGATAAGTTCATTCTCTGTGATAGGATGACCAAAGTATTCATCATCTTCTATTTGATATTCATATCCCTTTTCTTTCGCCCAGTCTGTTAAGTAATCTACAAGACCACAATATATCTCTCCTGTTGCAGGAGAAAACAATCTAATCTTACCATCCCATCCTCTATACCTTCTAGTCTTCTGCATGAATTTTGCAGACTCTACCTCGAAGGTAAAGAAGTCTGCTAACTCATAATTAATGTGAGGTTGTGCTTCAACCTTAAGATAGACTTCATTCTTTTTACGAATAAGGAGGTCCATAAAACCATGCTACTAAAGATTCACGAGTTCCAGATGTGATAGGACGTACCCTGTGCCATCTATCACTTTGGAAAAAGATAGCAGATCCTGCATTTAACTTGAAAGTTTTATATCTGGGATCTGTCTCTGGTTTATATATCTCCAAATCAAACTCGCCTCCTTCATAATCTTCATTTAGAAAGAGTGTCATACTAACCTTTCTTACCAATCCTTTTACTGGTTGAGGGTGTTGATCTATATGCCAATCATAAAAATCTCCTTCACCATATCTACCATACTGAACTGCTTCGACACCTGTAATCTTTAGATTCCAACGAGCATCTTCATTTATTTTCTTAATCATACGAAGAAGCATGGACAGGAGTTCTCTATCTCCTAACCATGCTATCTCTGAACTTCTATTTGATTGGACTCCGCTACGAATTTGTCCTCTAGTCCAATTATGTCTATACGAAATTACTTTATTAACTATATCCTGTGCCTTTGTATTGAAGATAACTTCTTTGTAGGGCAATCCGTAATTCATTAAAAACCATTCTTAAATTTTTCCCATTCAATTGCATTCTTAATTTGAAAATTACGATTGTTTATCATTCGTAAAATACTATCAAGATACAATAGAACTTGTTCTATGTAGTCTATCTTAAATTGTAGTTTGCAGATAGCATCATCTGCTTCAATAAACATATTGATCTCTTCTTTTGTAGTGAGTTTAAAATCAAATGGTGTTTCTTTGTATACTGAAGAAGGTGCTTTACCTTTATAGTATAACCATTTTTCTTTTATTAGACGTTTCATTTCTAACTCCCTTTCTTTTTTCATAAGAGAGAAAGTATTGTGATACTCCATATATTTCATATGAAGTTGTGGAATTTTTGTAGATTCTTCGCAGTATAAATCTCCATCAATTACACTATCCTTTTTCCACATCTCTTGAAATTGTTCAAGATTCATACACCCTGATCCTTTTCACGTTTAAACCACTCCTTCATTGAGGTCTGATGTCCAGACTCCCTACTAGGAGGTTCCTTGATCCCCTTCATTTTCTTGTAATCGTTGTGCATCGCTTGGAGCAACCATGCCTGTGCTAGTTGATGAGGACCTTCTTTCAACAATTGGATTTGTAATTTCGAGAGACCAGCCTTCATCTCCAAATACTCCTGTCTCCACGATTGTGTGTCTTGTTTGTTGCTCATTTTCCTCCCATTGGGATTGGATTTTATCTACCTGACGATCAACGTCGTCCATAGCCATAATTATTTTACCATCATTCCACTGAATATGCAACCATTCGATAAAACCTGTAATTAAATGGTTTAAAGGAAAGGGTTGCTTCTTCGCCCACCTAGTAGATTTAGTATACCAGTTATCTTTACCACCCCATGTATGCTCAAACTTGAATAGATTGAACTTCTTCATCGTCTAGTTCTCGAATTTACGTTTCTGATTTCGTATAGAGTATATTTAAAAGTTGCCTGTGCAGTCATGAATGAATTATCACCTTGTGAAACATCAAATGATAGTGTTGATAGTTCTGTAGGAAATAAATCTTTGAAGACTACATCAAAGTTTGCTAAGTTATTGTTGTTTAATACTTGAAGAGTAGCGTCAGAGAAACGTACGTCTTGTGATGGTGCGTCTTGATACTTGGTTTCCCATGCAACACGCTCATCATAATATTGTGGAGTTCCTAAAGCACGCATCCAGTTGTGGATTTCCATGTAGTTTCTTAGATCTTCATCTACGATAAACTCAACGGTCAAATCACCATAGCGTATGTTTCCTTCTCTAGGTAAAGGAACTAAACCTGCAGTAGGAATAAGAACATCACCTAAATTTATTGATGGAATCTCTGCTTGTTGACATAAAAAAGACACCTTCTTTGCCTTATCTAATAGGAAAAGATATCCTATAGGGGAAAGAAAGTTTCTATTTGTCAGTTGGTCTTGGAACCAGTTTGCCATTAGTCTCGTTGTCTCCAGTCGTCAGGTTTCTCTCTGTTAAACCATTCACCAATGTCATCTGCACTATTGAACCCGCTTCTATAATCCGATGGGTCGGGTTCTCCTAACCCCATCTTATTCAGAAAATCGTCCGTCCCTCCATTTTTCATGTCAGGATTTGCTGCTTTCTGTCGTGCTTGTCGCATCCAAGTGGCAGCAGTGGTATTTCTTTTTGCTAGTTTTTGTGCCCAAATCATGTCTTCTAGTTTGACATTTTCACCATCTACGATCTGTTTACAGATAGACTCCAGTCGGAGTCGGTATTGGGTTGAAAGCATTTGTTATTCTTTGCTGAGTTTGGCGGATAGTTGATTGAGTTTAGTATACTCTTTGTACGCTTCATCAGATCTACTGTGAAGGATATCTTTGATATCATTTATAATGATATCGTTCTCAACGTAGTCGTCAAGGTATTTAAAAAGTGCTTCCTTTAGATACCTTTTTCGATGCCACTCAGGAGAATAAGGATTATAATCCATAATATAATTCCATTGTGATAAAGCTATTTAGCACATAAAAAAGGGAGCATCTCTGCCCCCTTTCTTAGTCTTCCCGAATATGTGTTACATAAGAACCTCTCTGCAAATTCTTTTACAGATCTGTTGTTGGTCGTCACATTCGATTAAACACTCGTAGTATTCTGTTAGCCGTGTGTCGTGTTCTTCCTCGTAAGAACCTGCTAATTGATTATATGATACTAGGTTGTGCATAAATCTCTCTCCATTTTTGAAGTGAATAACAAAGAAGGTTTAGTGCATCTTGTTAACCCTAATTCTACTACTACTTATAAGGGAAACCTGACAATCTCACTAGGTACTTTACCCTTCGACAAAAAAATTAATGGGGGAGGTTGGATTCCTGTATACCAACAAGAGCAGGGCATTTCTACAGTTTAGAATTACCACTCTGCCTACGACCTACTTGGTTTGTAGTTCTGCCATTCCTGACAGCGAGCACCACCTCTGTCGCATCACCTTAACCAGCTATATGCCAGTAAGTTTATTCAGTCACTCCCAGTGTTGCGTCCAACAAATATACTATAGCATAAAAAAAGAGGGTGTCAAGCACCCTCTAGAAAGTTAAGTAATAATACTTATTACATTAAGTTAGCAACCTGTACTCTTCTGTAATACTTGTTAGTATTAGCAGTAAGTGCTCCAGAACCTTGGGTAAGACCTTGAGCGAATGGGTTAGAAACCATACCGTATCTAGTCTTAAATCCAATTTTTGGCTGGAAGGTGTCAGGGTTGATTGCTCTGACTTGCTGTAAAGGCACATATGGGCAGTAGAATAATCCTGCATCATAAGGAGAAGTTCCTTTGTAGCCTGCAACGTAGTAGTGCTTGTCACTTACGTTTGCTGAATATGGGTCAACGTAAACCTTGATTCTTCCGTTAAGAGTTCCAACAAGAGTTGAAGATGTGTCATCAGGAACAAGACCATTGTTACCTGCAAGACCAGGAGCGTAATCAAGAACGCCAGCCATACCAAGAGCAGATACAACATCAGCAGAAGCGATCAGGATATTACCCTTTCCGCGACGTGTCTGATGACCGATTGCGTTTGCGTCTCTTTCAATCTGGAACAGAAGTCCTTTGAATTTCTCAACAGACCATCTACCATTTGAGTCAACGTCAAGGTCGAAGATACCTGCGTTAGCAGTGTTGTTTTGAGCACCTGCAACAGCGTTAACATAGATTGTTCTAACAACTTCCCTGTTGATTTCAGCAAGGATTTCAGTTGAAAGAATGTTTGCTAACTCCTGCTCGGCATCAAGACCATGAATTGCTTTCAAGTCTTGAGCAAGCTCAATACTGTACTCTGCCTTTAAAGCGCGAGCTTTAGCAGTAACAGTAACTTTCTCGATTGAGAAACCCATTTCTCTGAAGGCAGTTGCTGCAGCAGCATCTGTAATTGCTTCAAGAGCAGTGGTGTTCATTCCTTGAGCGTCACCTGTCAACTCATATGTTCCTGCAGGGGAATCATTAAGAAGACCTGGGTTAGCACCTTCAGCGTCGTTAATAGCAGAACTGGATGCAGTTGGATCGTAGTCAGCAAGACGGTTACCATCAGCACCAGAGAAACCTGCGTTAGGCTCATTGAAGAATGCTTCTCTGTAATCGGAACTGGAAGGATCTCTCTCAGTACCGTACTGTGTTCTCATTGCAAAGATAAGACCTGTAGGACCAGTCATTGGCTGGACACCTGCAATATCATATGCAATTAATTGTGGCATTGAACGTCTGATAAGACTGATCAATACTGGGTCGAAACCTGCTACAGGACCTGTTGCAGTGGCACCGCCACCGAAACCACCTGTACCTGCGGTTTGTAGAGTCTCTGTAAGGATTTGTCCTTCTTCGACTAATGCTTTTTCTTGGTTCTCTAGGAGTTGTGCTACGACGCCACGCTTATGTGCATCATCAATCTCAGGTAGAGATTCGTGATTTAGAACGGGTGCCCACTTCTCCTGAAGTTGATTTAAAGACATTTTAAATTTACCTCTTGGGATTAGTAGTTAATTATTTGGACC